AGCTGGCTGATGTAGCTTGCGGTTTCGACTGTCATTTCAGCCCCTTGCCCGAATGCGCAGCGCAGAGCCGCTGATTGCTGCTGATTGCTCTTGAGACACCAGTGCGTTCACAGCGCTGGCGTAGTTAGACGCCTCACGCGCTGCGCTGGCGTCGTCTGCGGCCCAACGATGCACCTCGACCAGCATCGATGCGAGATAGATCGAAGGTGCGTTGGCCATGAGCCAGTTCTCGTCAGCATCCAGCGTTGGCGTGGCGAGCTTTGCGTAGTAGGTCAGATCGACCGGGAACGCTTGGTCATCCGAAATCACCAGGGTGGCCCCGTCCCAACTGAATGCGCGGCGCTCGTGCGGCATCTTGTCCAGCGGGCGGTATTCCAAGGGCCTGTCTGGGCTGCCAGATTCGGCGATCTTGACGGCCTCCAAAAAGCCAGCGGGGCGCGTGCCGTTGGCAAGCGATGTGGACTGGCGCATCGCGGCGCATCGCACCTTTGGCGAGTTCGATTCGCCGTAGTAGATGCGCTGCTCTGCAAGCGCCAGGAATGTCGGCATCATCGCGTCCAAATCTGTCCTGTGGGTGTACGCCGCCACAGCGGCCTTTATTTGGCCCCAGTTCATTTGAGAAATGCGTCGTATGCGAGAAACGCCGGGTTCTCGCGAAAGAAAGCCTTCACCGCGCGCTCCCGCGCCGTGTCGTCTTCAATCTGATTGATCTGGTGATGCGCCCAAGGTGGCAGCACCCCAACCTCTTTGCCTTCGCCCCAGCGCTTGCCCTCGTTGCGGGCTCGCATTTCTGCAACCCGTTGCAAATAGGGTTCAGCGTCGTAGGTCTTTTTCACCACGACCTGATCGCCTTCAAAGTGAATCTGCGTGCGGATGCCCGTATGCGGGTTGACCCCTTCGTCCACGCTGAATCGTCCAAAGTCCATTGCGGCTCCAATGAAAAAGGGGCTCCCGAAGGAGCCCCTTGATTGCTGCGTTGTGGCTTAGCCGCCGCTGAGGTCTGCGATCTTGAAGCAGGCTTTTTCTGCTTCCAGACGCAGCGTGACGTCCACAATGACCTGTTCTTTCACGCTGTCGCCAGAGGCCCCCAGCTTTTGCGAGAAGAACGGGCGCAGGTAGGCCATCTTGATTTCCGACAGGTCAAGGCCGTAAACCAGCGTGCTGCCAGCCATCATGTAGTGCGGGACGTGCGTCATGGCGCCGAAGTCCGACACGTACACATCAGCGCCGCCGATGATCGCACCCTGGTTGGTGCCCTTCACCTCGTAGCGATTGGACGCAATGCCGGTGAAAGTCGAGGCCAGGGCCTTGTGCGCGGGGGACATGTACACAGCTTTGGGCACCTTGCCCGCGCTGATGTACGTGGCCTGCACTGCAGCGTCGTAGATGGTCTTGCTGAACGCGCGAGGGGTGCCAGGCGTTGGGGCGACGCTCGCAACGCCAGACGTGTGCGCAACAGTCGAGCCGCCCACGCCGTGGTTTGCGTTGGTGTAAATCAGCGGGCCAAGACCGGTAGCCTTAGCTGCAGCAACCCCCGAACCCAGCACAGCGACGTTATTGGAGACAACCATCTTCTCCATGTCGCGCATGAGTTCCTTATACGACTTGGCCTTGTTGTAGGCCATCGCGGACTTCATGCCTGCCTTGTCCACCACCTCCGCGCGACCCGACACGAAGATCGTGTCCTGGAAGATTTGGCAGTAGTTGCCAACTCGGTTGGGAGGGGTCTTGGCCGATGCGGATGCGTCGTCGCCGTCGATGGCCGCGTTGTCGGCATTGGGTGCGCGCAGGGCGTCGCGGTTCCACTCATGCAGCGTCTGCGTGGCCTTGGCCTTGCCTGCGCTGGAAATGATTGGCGTGGTTTCAGGGTCTTGGCGAGCGATGAAATCTGCCAGGTCTTCACGAACGTTGGTTGCCGCCGTGTAGCGGGTGTAGGTATTGGTTGGGACGGCCATTTGGCGTACTCCTTACAAATTGTGCTGTGCGATGAATGCGGCCAGGTCATCACGAGACCCACGGCCACTACGAAGCCGCTCCACACGCTTTTTGTCTTGCGTGTCGGCGCGGGGCACGGGTGATTTCTGAGGCAGGCGCGGTGCAGCCGCAGCCTTTTGTGTGACCTCAGACTTTTTCTTTTGCAGCTCCCGGTAAGCCACGGCGTCCTTCATCACCATGACCACGGCTGGATCGTTCAGGGTCGCGAAACGATCCTGCGAAATCCCGTAGTCCTTGGACACCGTTTCAAAAATGTGCTGCAGCTTGGGCTTGTCGATGCCCTTCTGCCCCAGCACACCCCAGCAACGCGCGAAGCTCTGTTGCAAGGCTTCTTGCCGGTCTTGCTGTGCGCGAAATTGCTCTTGCTGCCACTGGTTTTGCAGGCCAGCAATCATGCTGTGCACCTGCTGCTGCCTGGCTTGTTCTGCGACATAGGCCGCAGGGTCTTGGCGGGACAGCTCCAGCATCTCCTCGGGGCTGCGCAATCCGGCGAGACGAGCCACCAGCGCCTGTGCCATCTGCGCCTGTTGCACGTAGTGGTTCTGCGCCTCGGAAACCTTGGCGCGCACGACCTCCACGGCCTGCTCTTCTCGCCGCGCAAGCTCTTGCGTCTTGCGGGTGTAGTCCGCCTGACGTTGGTAGCCTGCTACGAGTTCCTTTTCGTCAACCTCTTGTTCGAGGTCCGCGCCGTCTTCGCCCTTGACGGTGACTTTGTATTTGCGACCGCTTGTCGGATCTGGCTGCTCGTCCGACTCATCGTCGGCATCATCCGGGCTGTCGTCATCGGTTTCCGGCGCGTCCGTGTCCTCAGTTGAGGGGGATTCGTCGGTCGGCACTTGTTCCTGTTGGTCATCGGCCCCGTCTGCTTCGGGGTTGTCGATCAGAAATTGCGCCACATCATCGGCAGAGAGCGGGGCCATTTCGGCTTGTCCGTCCATTGGATGCTCCTAAAAAACAAAACCCGCCCACATGTCACCATGGGCGGGTCGAGGGGCGTGTCTATCGCCCAAGAGTGGTAGGTGACTACCGGAAAACCTTGCGCGCCACCTTGCGGGCGGCGCCTTCGTCCCTGTGCTTGTCGATGTTGAGTTGGGCGAGCTTGCCACCCTCAACCATGCGCTTCAGTACGGCCTCGAAGTCATCAGTGACCGATGCGAATTGCCGAGCGATCTTGAGCCCCTCAGCGTCTCGCAGATCGGTCAGCTTGAATGCCTTGTGCGCCAGCTCGTGCATCTGCTCCATGGCCCGCTGAAAGGCTGGATTGGCTAGCACCTGGCGCGCGTCCTCGCCCTGCTTTGCCATTTCGTGGTCGGTCATGGCCGCACCTCCCGGCCAATCTCTGCCGTCGCGGCAGCCGTGGCAGCGTCCTGCGGATTGCCCAGGCTGCCAAGGTCGGCAACCTTCACCCGCACCGATGCATCAAGCTCTGCCTTCCACTGCTGGAACTGCATTTCGCGCATGTGGCGTTGGTCTTCGTACTGCGCACGCAGGGCCTGCAATTCGGCCTCCTGCCCAAGCTTCATGCGGTGCATCTCGGCTTCCATGGCCTGGCGATTTGCGTCGGTCTGCTGCTGGGCGCGTTGGCGGATCAGCTCAAGCTCTGCCTGCTGCCGCCGCTGCATTTCGTCCGCCTGCGCCTTGAATTGCAGCTCCATCTGCTTGATCTGGCCCTGCTGCTGCATCTTGGCCTGCTCCAGTATCAATTGCGGTGGTGGCCCCGGTTGCGGCACCGGCTGGCCTTGCGGGTTCAGGATGAAGTCGTTGACGTTCTTCTGTCCGCCAAGCTCCACCATCTTCGACACGGTGTTGTAGATGTTCTGCGGCTGGATCATCAGCTGCCCAAACGGCGACTGGGCAAGGCCCATCTGGGTCTGCAGAAGGTTCCCAAACACGGCCAGTTGCTGCTGCTTGTCGCCAGTCCCCAGCCCGACATTGACGGTCATGTCGTACTGGTCTCGCCATTCGTTCGGGTCGTATTCCACGAACTCGCCGCGCAGGCGGAATGCCAGCGGCGGCATGTCTCCAGCGGTCAGCAACTTGAGGATGCCGAGGAATATCGGCTTGACCAGCGTCTCCGCGAAGATGCGCGCGATCAGCTTGACGCGCTGTTTCGCAGCGTTGGCCGTCATCATCACTTCTGCGGCTGTGCGGTCGTTTCGCAGCGCATTTGAGTCCAGCCCCTGCTGCTGCTTTGAAACGCCCGTGCGCTTCTCTGCCATGTCGTCCACATAGGACAGCACCGGCAGAATCTGCGCGGCATTGAACGGGGTCGGCTCTACGCCCAATGCGTCCTGGCGCGTCTGCCTAACGATGCCTCCGATGCGAAAATCCAACAAATCGTCGATATCGACATACGGCGCGCCGTTGGCATCGGTCAGCACCGTTTTGCGCGGGTTCACGGCCAAATTCGCCCCGTTGACCATCGCCCGCGTCAGGTCTGTTTTCAGGCGCTGAATGTCCGAAACGCACTCGGAAATTGACATGCCGTCCCAGCGGTGCGTATTGATGATTGGGCTGGTCGTGGCGATCTGAACCTGATCGGTTTCCTCGTTCGAGAGGATTTTGTCTGCCAAGCGATAGATCAGTCGCCGCTCTGCAATTCCGTCTCCGTCATAGTCCACCAGGACGTATTCGCAACGCAGCCATCCCGTCGCGAGGCTGTCATCCTCGCTATCAACTTCATCATTGTCCTGCGTGAAACCACCGTCCGTGCGTTGCAGCCGGTAGTCTTCCTCCTGCGCTTCACGCATCGCATCTTCGGATGCGCGCAATTCTGCTGCCGTCACGCCCTTGAACCCCATCTGGCGAAGATCGGACAGCGTGACCTGCATCAGACGCGCGACATATGGGCATTCGCCCAGCAGCGGTGAAGTCCAGCCGCGCTTGACAATAAGCTGCTCAGGCGGGAACGCCTCGACCAGCACGCGCTTCTTGTCCTGCGTGCGGGCCACTTTCGCATTGAACAGCGGCACGGCAGCGACCATCAAAGGCTCAACGGCCTCGATTTCGTAGCCTTCCTGTTCTAGCATCGCAAGCACGTCCAGCGGGGCGCCTTGCACCTCCTGTACGTCTCGCACTTGCTCTGTCACTGTGCGCCATTCGACCGCGCAATTCTGCGCGATCAGCGCATCCTTGAAGGCGGTGTAAAGCGTCAGGAACCCATTGTTTTGCTTATAGAAAACGTAGTTGCAAGCGTCCGTCGCCTGCTGCGCGCCTTTGACGGCATCAGCCTTCGACGGCTCAAAAACCACTGCCTCGTCGCTGGTGGTGAACACGTCCAGCAGTTCGGGCAGTATCCATTCCACCGTGTCCTGCACCTCAGACGTGACGATCTGAGACCATCCATCAAGGGCTTCGTCGCCAGGATACGGCTCCCGGTAATACTCGCGCATCGACGCGAGACGATACGCGCCGATGGCCTCGACATACTGCGCAGCATCATCCTCGTTGGACTGGAGATGCTTCAGCAGCGTGTCATCGGTCATTTTTGCCATCAGTCAGCATCCTTGTTCTTGGGTGGGCGGCCACGGCGCGCAGGCTCGGGCGCGTCTTCATCCTTGGGCACTGGGCCGCGCAGCTTCGCCTCCTGCTCTTCCTTGGGCGAGAGTACCGGGAAAGGCGGGCATCCTACGCGCTGCGTGCCGTCTGAGTAGGTGTGTGTTTCGATCATGCTAGCATCTTTCGCTTGTATTGAATGGGTTGCTGTTTGCCCCTGGGCTCTTCGTACGCCACGCACATCAGCCCGAAGCTGTCTGCGCTGTGGCTTGACCAGTCGTGCTCCGGCCC